CCGATTGCCGGCATCCTCAAGATTTATCCGCACGGCCGGCCGCGCAACATCAACACCTGGGCCAATTCGTTCGACACGACGGCGACCGATGTTGCTGCGACGACGTTCGTCGGCGATTACACTCAGGCGCCGTGGGGCTTTCTCGCGACCTTCCAGGGCGGCAAATATTCGCTCAACTACCGCGGGGTCGCTTATGCGGGGGTGCTCAATTATCCGCTGGGGCCCAGCAACCAGCTCCCGAATGTCAATTGGGAAGTGCGCGCACTCAACTCGCTGACGGATGGCATCAATCCAGACGGTGATCCGTCCCAGGCACTCACCGACTGGCTGACGCAGCCGTTCTGGGGCGTCGGCTTTCCGTCGGCCAGGCTTGGCGATCTCACGCTGTATCGCAACTATTGCCTGGCGAATGGCCTCTTGATCTCACCAGCGGTGACCTCAACGATCCAGGCGAGCGCGTTTTTGATCGATCTACTGGCGGCGACGAATTCGAACGCGCGCTGGTCCGGCGGTGCGCTGACCGTGATCCCGTACGGCGATCAACCAGTAGCGGTCGGCCAGGTCCAGCAGGCGACCGAGCCATCGATCATTCCCGCGCATCCGCCTTTCGATATCACGGTCAACCATGCGGCGACGTTCGTCGCTAACGTCCAGGTGATCAATTCCGGCACTAGCGCGCTGTTCATTCAAGTGCCGTGGGGAACAGCGCCGTCGCTCAACCAGTACGCCGAGCAAGCCGGCGTCTATAAATTCAACCAAAACCAAGCCGGCCTCGGCGTCACGATCTCGTACACCTGGGCCGCATCCGCGAGCTACGTGCCGCAAGACCAGCCGCTCTATGATTTGACGCTCGACGACTTCCTACCCAACCGCGGCAGCGTCGGCAGCGGCCACGGCGCCGCTAATTCGCCGCTGCTAATCGTGCGCAAGCCGCGCGACCAGATGCTGACCAGCATTCGCGTCGAGAGCCTTGATCGCAATTTCGATTACAACCCGGTGGTTTGCGAGATCAAGGACGAGGCCGCGATCAATCTATACCGCCGCGAGCGCCCTGGCGATATCAAGCAACTGCACATGTTCTGCCTCAGCTCGGCGGCGCAATTCGCTGCCACGCAATTGCTCGTGCGCGAGCAGATTGCCCGCACCTATCAATTTACAGTCGGCCGGCAGTTCATTCTGGTGGATGTGCTCGACTATCTGACCGTAAGCGATCCGGCGCAGAATGTCGTCCGGCAGCTCGTCCAGGTCGAAGAGATCGCCGAGAACGAGGATCGCTCGCTCACATTCACCTGCCTAGAGGCGCCCGGCACGGCGCAGGCGCCGCTATTCGGCATTGAGGCGCCGCAAGGCTTCGTCTCGGCGACCGATGCCGATCCCGGCAATATCAACCCGCCGATTATCTTCGAGCCTACGGCCGAGCTGCTCAACGGCGCTACGCAAGAGATTTGGGGAGCGATCAGCGGCGGGCCGAATTGGGGCGGCTGCTATATCTGGGTTTCAACTGACGGCGTGAACTACCGCCAGATCGGCAAGCTCGCCGGCGGCGCCCGCATGGGCTACACGACGACTGCGCTTGCGATTGCACCGGTCAGTGACACCGGCCAGACCATCGATCAGGTCAATACGGTCGGCGTCGATCTCACCGAAAGCGCCGGCACGTTGGCCTCCGCCAGCTCGGCGGCTGACGCGCAGGCGCTGCATACGCGCTGCTGGCTCGACGGCGAGATCATCGCCTATCAACACGCGCTGTTGACAGCAACCAACAAATACACTCTGTCGTACTTGATCCGCGGCGCTTATGGCACCGAAAGCCAAGTCAACCTGCATCCAGCCGGATCGCAGTTCGCCAGGCTCGACGCTGGCATTTTCCAATTCCCGATCGACAGCAGCCTGGTCGGGCAGACGATCCTGCTCAAGTTCCAGTCGTTCAACACTTACGGCGACAATCCGCAATCGCTCGCTTCGGTCGGCGCTTACCCCTACACGGTGCAAGGGCTCGCTGGAGCGAGCCCGCTGCCCGACGTGCTCAATGTCAGCTCAACCACGGTCGACAACCGCCTGGTGATGACATGGGACGAGATCGGCGCGCGCGACTTCCGCAACGGAATTTTCTATGAAATACGCGCCGGCAGCACGCCAGACGGCGGTGTTACGCTAGGCATTGTCGCACATCCGCCGTTCGTATTTCCGGCTGGCACCAACACGTATTGGATCGCCGGCTGGTGCCAGCCGACGCCGAACACGATCGTACGGAGCGAAACCTGGCAATCGATCACGGTGTCGAATGCTCAGGTTCCGACTAATATCCTGGCGAGCTTCGACGAGAAAGCGCTGAGCTGGCCCGGCACGTTCTTCGACGGCGCCGGCATCGACACCGGCCTCAACGCCGTGCGCACCGGCGGCACCGGCAATATCCTCGCCGAAGCGCTGATGGCGACGATCACCGCCGGCACTTACACGCCCGGCACCGGCGAAGTCTCGCTAACGCTGTCGTCGCCTCACGGCATCAACCCGGGCGATCAAGCGATCATCTCGGCCGCTACTGGAACCGGATCATTCGCATCCATCAACGGTGTGCAGACGGCTACCGCCGGAACGACCGGCTCGACGCTCAAGTACATCATCGCCACCGGACTGACGATGACGATCACCGGAGGCAATTACATCAACGCCGACATTCTCAATCAGGGCGGCGAGCAAAGCGGACTGTACGATCCGGGCCAAGTGGTCGATGTCGGCCGCGTCGACACGTGCGCCGTCTATGTCCAGACGACGGCAACTGGTGTGCCAGTCAGCCAGAATATCTTACAGATCACCGATATCCTCGGCACGACCGATATCCTCGGCGCGGCCTCGGCGGCGTTCGTCAATGTCTATCCCGAGATTGCTTTCAGCCCGACCACTAATCCGCCGACCAATTGGCAGAAATTTGCACCCGGCCGGTTTACCGGCCGCTACTTCAAAATCCGCTGGCGGCTGGAGACGCTCGATCCAACGACGATCGCCTATCTGCTCACCGCCGCGTGGCAGGTGGATGTTCCAGATCGCATCGACCATCCGTTGGTCAATGGCGGGCTGGCGAATACCGGTCTCGCAATCACCTTTACCCCCGATGGCGCCGGCTCGCCGGCAGCCTTCAATGGCGGGCCAGACGGTGGCACCGGTAATCCCGCGGTTACCGTGACGTGGTCTGGATCAGACAAGGCGACCGGCGATTTCGAGGTCGTCACCGGCCTGTCGAAAACAAGCTGCACAGTGACGATCAAGAACGCGGCCGGAACCGCCGTCGCGCGCAGCAACGTTTCAATCTATGTCGAGGGATGGTGAATGACCGGACGGTTCTTGCGGCGCCACGCCGCCAACATCGCGCTGTGGCTCGCCTTCGGCGCCGGCTTCGTGCTTGCCGCTCAGAACAATACATGGTCGCCGACTACCGGCACCGTCACCGGCTTGCAGCTTACTACGAACTACAACAATGCCTTTTCGGCGGTGCAGAGCTGTAACTCCGGCAACAGTGCACCAGCGAACGATCAGACGGCCGCGGCGGTCAAAGGTCAGTGCTGGCTGAATACGGGCGTGACGCCAAATGTCGTCTCGATGTTCGACGGCACGAGCTGGATCACACTCGGCTGGCTCGACAGCGTCAACCATTTTTGGATCAGCAACACCGGTGGCAGCACCGGCACGATCGCAGCCGCGGCGACGACCGACCTCGGCACCGTCGCCAATCAGGTGCTGTCCGTCACCGGATCGGCGACGATTACATCATTCGGCGCAACGGCGATCGCCGGCACGGTCAAACTACTGAGCTTCGCCGCCGGTTCGACGCTGACGCACAACGCAACTTCGCTGATCTTGCCGAATGGCGGTGGAAACATCATCACCGCGGCCGGCGACAGCGCCGTTGCGGTCGCGCTTAGCGCCGGTAATTGGCGCGTGCTCAACTATACGCCTGCCGCTGGCACGGCGCTGTCCGCCACTGCGAATTTCACTGCTAACGTCGCTTATACCGGCATCATCTCGCCGACCGCACTCGTTGCCGGCAATAACAACAACTGGACGCCGGCCGGGCTGGCGACTTCGGAGACGATCCGCGTTTCCGGCACCGCGCCGGGCTCGACCATTACCGGTATTGCGGCCGGCACTATCGGCCAGCAGCTCCATCTTCTCAACGTCGGCACCGTGCCGATCACGCTTACCGCCAACGACGCCAATTCGACTGCCGGCAATCGCTTCCAGATGCCAGCTCCATATGCGCTCGGCCCGGATCAGTCAGTAGCGATCCGCTATGACAACACGACGGCGCGCTGGCGGATGGTGACGCCGCAGCGGTCACAGCCGAACGCTACGCAATACAAGAACCTGAAGATCGTCAACGACGGTACCAACCCGACGACGACGATGGACATTACCGCCGACGAGCTGTCGGTCGAAGATGCGAACGGCAACGTGGTGCGCCTGTCCAACGTCTCGGTCGCTCCGGTGATGACGAGTTCCGGTGCCAACGGTCTCGATACCGGTGCGATCGTCAATAGTATCATCACTTGGTATTCGGACATTGTCATTTTCAATCCAGCTACAAATGCGGTCGCCGGGCTCTACTCGCTCCAGGCGAATTGCCTGTCGGCGACGCTGCCGGCCGGCTACACTTATTGCGCTCGCGTCGGATGGGCTCGCACAGACGGCGCCGCTACGGCGCGCTGGATGCGCACGCTGCAATATGGCCGCGCCGCGCATTACGTCCAGACAGCCGGCTCGAACACGGCCGCGCTTCCGCCAATCATCTCTGGCATTAGCGGCTGCACTTTCGGGACCGTGGCGACGATCACGACGTTGGTCAACGCTCCGATTACGAACTACGTACCATCGACCGCATCGAGCATCACCGTCCTGGCGCTCAACGGAGCGAATTCCCTCGCCGCCAGCAACGTCGTCGTGGCGCCGCAGAACACGGCTTTTTATACGACGACGAACAACGGACCGCGCGGCGCCAATAACGTCGGCTGGCCGATCTTCCTTCCCTCCGGCCAAGTCTTCAACATCATGGCCGAAATCGACATCGAAGCGACTACGCTCGGTTGGTGCACGGATAATCCTAGCGGTTGGCTCGGCGCATGGGGATGGAAGGACAATCTATGACCTCGATCTGGCGCAGCATGTGGGAAGATCGCAGCGGCTTCTGGATCGTCGTCGGCTATGCTGTCGTCGCGCTCGGCCTCGCCGTCTATGTCATTGCCAGTGAGCGGGCCTCACGCCTTGGTGGCGTGCTCCTTGAGCAACGCATCCTCAGCCAGGAGATCAAGCGTTAGAGTTTTGCTGCACGACGATTGCGCGCTTGTTCCGAAGCAGTTGCC